CAACGAACTGGAGATACACTAATGCGCAATCCATCCTTTTGGGACGAGTCCGTGGAAGAAGCCATGGGCTGTGACATGCAGGTCGGTGACGACGGACGTACCAAGTCTGCTGACTCGGACACGCCCAACCCGCCGTACCGCAGCGATACCTACTACGCGCGTAGTCACATCGCGCAACTGCCGATCCACGAAAAATCAGCTGAAGAGCTCGTTTCCTCCCACGTAGTGGAGTGACTCATTTAGGAGATATACATGTTCAAGCTCAAACACAACCAAGTAAAACTGACCGCAATGCCCGACGAAGATTCCACCCGCGTTGTAAAAGCCGTAGTAACCCCGTTCGACAACGATGTACGAATGACATTCTACCTCAAGCTCGAAGCAGGTGAAAAGGACTACACCGGATATACTAAATCTCGCGGTGGCGTTCCGTATCGGTTGCACCTGGTTCGCTGCGGCTTCAACGCCGAAGGCAAACCCAACCGCGAAATCCTACTCGAGCCCCAAGACGAGAACCTCAGCTCATGCTCTGCCACAGTAGCGGAAGACTACACGCTCTTCGCAGTCGCTACTGGCTACGCCGACCTGCCCATTCACGACAAGATGGGCCACACCGTGCGTAAGTCGTTCATCCAGTTCAACTCGGCAGAAGAGCTGGCCTCCTGGGAAGACTGGATTTCCCGTAAAATCGAAGAAGATGACAACGACATCCCTTACGAAATCCACACGCTGCAGGATGGTGAATCTATCCCGCTCGACTGGCTTCGTGACCGCAGTGAAGACGAACCAGAGCTCGGAACTACCGTCGATGATGCATTCCTCGCATCGGTAAGCTCCCCGTACAAAGACTGGTTTGACGAGCAATTCGCTGAACCTCTCTCACTCAACGACCTTTAATAGGAGAATAACATGAACGCCGTACTTAACCACCACGAGATGCAACAATCCAAAGCAGGAAACAAGTACTGGAAAGTTACCTTCCAGCAACGTGGCCTGTATCTCACCATCAATCCTCGATGGAAGCAAGCAGAGCACGAAGCCAAGGCCGAAGGCATCAAGAACAAGCAACCTGTGTGGCTACTGCAATCGGAATACACCGAAAGCACCGCCAACTTCGACGGCACTGGTGCCGCATGGGCCATGATGCGCAAAGATGGCAAATGCTATCAAGGCAACTTCCTTCTGGAAGGCGTGACGTACCTCGTCGACATCAAGCGTAACAGTCCGACTTCGTTCGAGTTTGTACTTACCTCGCAAGATGAAGTTTCCATCGATGATATCTGATTCCATTTTCCTCCCCCGTAGGGGGGTGGGAAGCGGAAGCTGACCCGAACAAACCACTTAACCTCAAAGGATCTATACCATGCAAACTGTTCTCGCAAACCCGCAAGTCTCGCGCAATTCCGGTAACCGATACTTCGCCGCCCAACTGGCCGGTGACATCAACCGCGAAATCCGCGTCGTTTTCAACCCCCGCTGGAAGGCCGCACAAGACGAAGCGACCAAGACCCAAGGCCGTAACAAACAGCCGACGTTCTCCATCATCGTGACCGACATGGACCGCGCGACCGGTGACTACAACGGTACCGGCTCCGTCTGGATGCGCCGCAAAGGTCTCCACACCGGCTCGTTCCTGTGGAATGGCAAGCAATACACCGCTACCATCAAGCGTGACGACGAAGCTTCCGACTTCGTTCTCGACCTCGAAGAAGTGCAAGAAGTCGAAGTCGACGACCTGTAATTTACTCGCTGAACCATAGTAAGCGAGTGTGCGCTGACAGACCGCCCCAAATAGTCTGTCCCCTAATTTTTTTTTATTTTTCCTACGCAAAAGGGAAGCAGATGGCCATTGAAAACGACCCCGAAGAAATGTCCAACAGAGAAATGGGCATAGCCTTTGTGCAAGTACTGTGCATAGTGCTTATCTTCCTAGCAATCAGTCACTTCTCCAAAAAAGAGCAAGAGATGCATCTCAATCTCAAAGCAGACGAATGGTCTTGCGAAGAGTACGAAAATGAAGAGTGCGTAATGCTCCGCAAACTCCCACCAATCAATTAACCCAGGATACACCATGGCAACTCTAATCTTCGTCATACTGGTTAGCAGCTTCTTCTTGGCAGCTGCGATAGCCTTCACAAAAGCACGCACAGCAAAAGAACTGATAGGCAATGCCGCTGCTGCAGGATACGTCATCGGGGGCCTAGTAATGGGCGGCATCTACGAACTATACAAAATCGTAGTGATTCCATAAGAGCGCAAGGACTGCAGCGTCCTATCGAAGCTGCCGGTGTTGGGTATTCTTCGTAGAGTCAATACCACGGACCGGGGGTTACGAACCCCGGAGCTATTAACGCGGATGTGGCGGAATTGGTAGACGCCCTAGATTTAGGTTCTAGTATCGCAAGATGTGAGAGTTCGAGTCTCTCCGTCCGCACCATCTCAAGGAACACTACTCATGTACCAGTACCACTACAGCATCAACTTACCTGGAATCGAAGCAGATAGTGACAAAGAAGCAGAAGAAAAAGCAAAAGAGCTTTTAAAATACTACGCAAAACCCAACAATGCAAACCAGTTTCTAACTAACGCCCAACTCACATACAGAGGATGCAGTTATGCCAAAGGATACGACATTGAGCCCGCAATGGAAACTAGCAATTGTCGAACATGTACGTGCGGTAAACTCCCAGCCGACGTTGAACACACAATCTGTGAAGATGTCCCGTGGTGAAAAAACATTCTATGCACTACTACTAATCGGAGTACTAGGAGCATTGATTATTCTCTAAACAAATGCGTCCGTAGCTCAACTGGATAGAGCAACGGACTTCTACTCCGTTGGTTGGGGGTTCAACTCCCTCCGGGCGCGCCAATTTGCTCCGTTAGCTCAGTTGGTAGAGCAACCGCCTTGTAAGCGGTAGGTCGGGAGTTCAAGTCTCTCACGGAGCACCAAAAAAGGATCACAAATGCTGTCAAGAACTTCAGGGCCTTCCTCCCACGTAGATTTGTGGAAAGGAAGCCTATGCCTACTCGCACTCGGACCAGGAGTAGCGTTACTACTATTACTCATGAAACTAAAAAGGAAGCTACTCTAACTATGTGCATTGCAGCAATTTCTAAAACAGGCGGCTTCAAAGAACAAGAACTCTCACAATTCTTTCGAGCAAACAGACACGGCGGTGGCTTCGCTTATGCAGAAGACGGTAAAATCTTCACTCATCGACACATCATGGTCGAAAGCGATTACATCGAACAGGGCATGCGACTTGCTGACAAAGAAAACCTGGTGACACACTGCAGAATCGCCACCAGCGGCGGTATCATCCCAGATAACGCACATCCATTCATCATGGAAAACTCAGTGCTGGTACACAACGGCGTTCTGTACGGCACAAACGGAACAATGAGCGACACGCGCGACTTCGTCGAAGAGACCAAAACACTGCTCGACGATCAAGCCCTAATGGATAACCCAATCGTAATCAAACGACTAGGTGACGTCATCGGGACATACAACAAACTAATCCTGCTGTACAAAGACAAAACCTTCAAAATCGTAAACGAAAGTCAAGGATACTGGAAAGAAAACACCTGGTACTCTAACAACCACTGGAATTACGCAAAATGATAGCCACTGCCCCCATCAAAAAAGATATCCCAATCCGCGGCTACCACTCAGGTGCACGCCGTCGCATAAAATCAGTAGAAGGAGAATACTACGGCTTCGAAATGGAAGTCGACTTCCCAGGCAAACAAATGCGCGGATACGGAGCTTCTGTGCCCAATGGCAACGTCGTCCGGTCTCGCTACCAGCTTGACGCAGAAACAGACGGAAGTCTACTGAACAGTGGCATCGAACTCATCACCAAACGTCCGCTAAAGATCACCGAACTGCGCGGAAAGTGGATGAACTCCATCTTGACCAGGATGACTGACGAGATGGGCGTGCAGCGTGGCAAACAACCACACAACTACGGACTGCATGTCAACGTCAATCTAGCAGGAATGACAGTCGTAGAAACCATGGCCTTCTTTGCAACACTAAACTTTGCAATGTCGCAAGCCAGAGTCCAAAACGACATCATGGAACGTGCGGGCAGTTATATCGGGTTAGAAGGAGCAATCACCCACATGCTGCAAAGCGCACCGCCTCTCGTTGGCGAAACAGATACAGAACTAGCAGCGTTAACCAAACTGTCAGTACTGCACGCAAACCATAACCTAAGAGAAAAAGCACTTCCATTCGCCCGTCACAACTACGCAGGAATTCGTCACGCAAAGTCACCAATTGCTGAGGTCCGTGGATTCCACATGAACACCGACATCGAAGCTTTCAAGAAAAAAGCAGAATTGGTACAAAAAGCACGCAGATTCGCAAACGACAATGCAAATACCATGCTAAACCTGTTCGTGCATAGCTTAGCAAAAAATAAAAATGTACTAACACAAATGAGCGATAGCAAGAAAAATGAACTACTAGACGCAATCCTAAATACGTCAGCAAATGCCCCTCTCGTAAAAAAAGAATTCGTGCCAGATTCAAGAGCACTCGCGCTATTCGCACAATTCACAACAGAAGAATTCAGAGAGTGGACACTACACAACCCAACTCGTACACGCAGCAGAATTCCAGCATGTGACAGCACAGGAACACTAAGGACGCACAGATGACATTCAAAATTGTCAGAAACAGAGCATCAACTGGCAGCAAAACACTAGCAAAAGCTCTGCGCTGTAAACGAAACAAACTTGGCTCCTGGCCCCCGCGACTGTTCCGGAATGATAAAATCATCATCAACTGGGGCTCGTCGCTGCCTATCGAGTCCTGGAACAATGGTCGCAGAACCCTACTAAACAAACCTTCCGCAGTCAGTTTGGCGTGCGATAAACTAAAAACCTTCAAAACACTACTACCACATGTCGGCATCAATATCCCAAAGTTCTGGACACCTGCCAACTTCCAAGAAGCTCAGCAACTACTGGACGACGGCACTACTCCTATCCTTCTGGCTCGGTCACTACTATCTGGACACTCTGGCACAGGAATCACAGTCCTACGCCGTGGCGAACGCATCCCAGAAAATGCCAAAATCGTAGTCGAGTACACCAAAAAGAAAGCAGAGTACCGTGCTCACGTAGTCGACGGCGAAGTAATCCTTCTAATCCAAAAAAGAAAACGTAGCGGTGTCGAACAGACTCCAGACCAAGCACTAATTCGCAGTCACGACAATGGATGGGTCTTTGCTTGTAACGACGTAGATAATCCACCAGAAATGCTCAAACCAATGTGCATCAAAGCAGTAGCAGCACTGGGTCTAGATTTCGGAGCAGTAGACGTCATCGTAGGCCAAGACAACTCCGTATTCATCCTAGAAGTTAACACAGCTCCAGGACTTGAAGGAGAAACCACAATCAACGCTTATCGAGACGCATTTCAACAAATGGTGGCATAATGGACACATACAAACTCGAAGGAAGAACCTTCGGAAACATCAAGTTCACCTCCATATTCGAAACAGATGACCTAGTAACTTACGGAATACAACATAAAATCCTAAACAACGCGTTCGAACTGGAAATCTGGAAGCTAATCAAAACTCCAGTAGAGTCCTCAGAACTCATGCTACAGCTCGAAAAGGGAGTACTAAGGCACGGACTAGAACTTTATGAAAAGATCTACAACGAAAAAGCTGAACCAATTGCGCGCAAAGAAGTAGTACTAGCACTACCAATGCTAACAAACAACAAAGACAACGTAGTAACACGAAAACACAAACTAGTGAGAAAAGCAGCATGAACAAAAACGTAGTAGACGGATTTGGCGACGAGTACTTCATAAACGAATACGTAGGCGGTCTGTACATTCACAACGGTCTACTATACCAGCTAAAAGGGTTCAACGTTAACGGAGTGTACATAAAAGGCGCCAAACGCTACGCAGAGGCCAGCGGACTAACCAAAGCCACATTCGGTAGCCTAGAAGCACTAAGAGAGTGGCTAAAAAGGCAAAGAGCCCACCTAGAAACCATGCAAGAGTACCCGCCCGACCAATACTACACATACGAAGACGATGACGGAGACATGGTAGAGAGCGATGAACACACCGACGAGTGGGAAGACTGGAATGAAGAAATCCGGTCAATGAAAGAACTAATCGAAAACGGTGAAAAGCTAGAAAACAGCTGGAACGTAGAAGAAAATGAAACTAATGCTAACCAAGTCTGTCTAGAATTCACGCCAATCTCCAACCCGAGAAGCAAACAACTGCTAATTAACATCAATGATTTCACCTCTCTAAAAGGTTTCAAACTGCAGCAAGGGTGGATCAACGTAAAAAACCGATTATTCTCAATAAACGGCAGACGGTGCCACAAAATCAACGACAACACAGTCAAAATGCTCCAAGAAAACCCAAAATACGCAGAACAATTCATCAACCCAACATATCCGACCCTAAAAGAAGCTCTAGAAATGCTAAAAAAGGGTGATGATCTAGACGCTGTAGCCATCTCCAGAAAGGTAAGACTGTCTAAAGAAACGCGCTACAAAGAAAACGGAGAAGTCTACAGAATCAAATGGAGACTCGAATCGCTAACTGGTGAAGAGCTGGCAGGGTGGGTAGAAGGCAACAAAACAATCTGGGCAAAAAACAATAAAGTATTTAGCTACATCAACAAAAAAGGTTAAACATGCAAACGCTAAGTCAAGCCATCGGCAAACAAGATCCTGACAAAAGCCAAAATACTGTAAAACGAAGCAATCTATCTCTAGTAGACGAAACTACTTCAGTAGGAGTAGAAATCGAGATGGAAAACCTAGCCGTAAACTACATGAGCAGGGGAGACCTACTACACTGGGAACGCAAGACAGACGGTTCTCTGCGAGGACAGTCACGCGAATTTGTGTTCAGTGCTCCTCTTAAAGGAGACACAGTCATCAAAGCTCTAGAAAGTCTGAGCGATGCCTTCGCAGACGGTATGTTCGTGCAGCACAAAACGCTACGAACGTCAATGCACGTCCACGTTAACATGCTCAATGTTAACAGACTGCAGCTAATGTCCATAATGATCGCAGCATTACTTGCGGACAAAGCGTTGTTCAACTTAACAGACAACAACAGAAAATATCTAGGATACTCTATAGAAAGCGAAGAAGCGCTTGCTGGCATTATCAGTTATCTACACGACGACGGAGAAACAGAAGACGAAATCCGACTGTACACACCAGACACGCGCTACTACTCAATGAATGCTTCGGCTCTATCAAAGTACGGAACCCTAGAATTCAGGCACTTCTCGACACCAGAAACTATCGAAGAGGCAGTAAAAAACATCAATGCGTGCCTAGCAGTAAAACAATGCGGCATGGCTGCCTGGGAAAGCGCAGGAAATGACAATGTCAGAAAAGACCTTGAGGCAATGTACCACCTAGTACGTGCACAGATCGAAGCTGCATTTGGCGCAGAGCACGAAATGCCGACAATCGAAAAGTTCCTAGAACTCATAGAAGAGGCAAAAATAATGATAACATACAAACCAGAAGACACCATCATACTAGAAACTGAACTGCAGCAGATGATGGAAGAACGACCAGCAGATCGAAACGAACAACCAGATTACTACGAAAACACAACAACTGGCACTGTAGTACCTGACGCAGCAGAACTAGAAAGACGAGTAGCAAGAATGGCTGCAGGAAACTCAGTCTACCAGGAGTACGTAAGAACAGGCGTAATGCCTCCACTCTTTTAATAAGGAAACTAACTAATGTGCGGATTAACAGCAGTACTTAACAGCGAAAGTAATATTGTCTCAGGACTAGATAAGTTCATCACAGACGCTACCATCGTGACTCAGCTTCGTGGAGCAGATTCCACAGGCATGTACCAGATCAACGGCAATCTAGAACTGCAATCTTACAAGAAAGCAGTAGACGGCAGCACCTTCATCAGCATGCCAAAAGCTGCAGAACTACTAGCAGATGCAGACGTGTCTTACGTAACAGTAGTCCACAACAGAAAAGCAACGACTGGTAAAATCAACAACGCCAATGCTCATCCTTTCATCCACGAAAACAGCAACGGAGAAGACGATTTTGCTCTAGTGCACAACGGCACGATCGAAGACTGGGACAAGAAAAAGTTCAGTACTGACACCGAAGCCCTAGCCGCCCGCATCAACGATAACGGCGCTCAGGGCCTTGACGATCTATACGGTGCCTGGTCTATCATCTGGACTGATATGGAAAGTCAAATCACCCACATGGCCACCAACGGCGAACGCCCACTGCACTATGCGTTCGTAAAAGACAAGTCAGTCGTGCTCATCTGTTCAGAAGCTGGAATGCTCAGCTGGCTTGCCGAGCGTAACAAACTAGAACTAGAAGACGATGCAATTTACGAAGCAGAAACACACCAGACTTACGCTTTCCCGCTACACGACGTCAGACAGTTCACAAAAACACCTATCAAAAAGGTGATTCCTCGGCAAACGAAAACGTACAGCTACAGCAACGTCACGGACAATCGTAGACCGCGCATTATCAGCGAAGTCAAGGAGATCGAAAGACAAGCCCGTGCAAACACCCTCACGGACTTCAGCTCGCTCACGACTGTCACTCCACTAACAACGACTACTAGATGCAGCCGCTCTATCAACGGACTATCCCAAGAAGAAACTGATGCACTGTTTAACTGGACAGGAGAACACGAAGTAACTGCCAGAGCAGTGCCAATATACAAAGACACAGACAACTTCAATGTCTACCTAGACGTGATATCTAACGCCAATCCTTACGCACCAGTAGGCAATAACGACGCAATCGTAGTACGCTGCACAAGCGCCACACAAGCAGCCAATCTCATGCGTTATAACGAAATCGAAATAACAGTCAAAGGCATGCAAGAAGACGGATACTTCATCGGACTGCCCCCAACCGCGGGCCAACTAAGTAACGGAATACTAACACTAGCCCCAGCAGGATACTCACTACCTTACTAATGGCCACATCTAAACAGACAAGAACAGAGATTTTACTAGAAGCAGCTAACCTGCAATCCGGAGAAACAGTCACTGTTGTCTGTCCAGAATGCGGAGGCGGCAGTTCCGCTGAAAAGTCGTGCAGCATCACTAAAAAGGACGATGGCAGAGTCTTGTGGATCTGCTTCAGAGACAGCTGTAAGATAAAAGGGTCTAGTGCCGCTGGCAAAGGTACCGCACTACCTAAACCAGAGAAACAGCCTAAGTCACCAAAGCTGATGCGTCTTGAGACCTTCATGAAGGTACATAAAGACCCCGTCCCAGATGCGCTACAAGAGCTCGCCGCCTCCCGCTTCAACATCGATCTACGTAAAGCTTTCACACGCTACACAACGACGTACAGCCCAGAGGGCAAAGGCCGTATCGCTATTCCAATCTTTTCCAAATACCTGGACCTAGAGGGATACGACCTAAAAGACATGCTCAAAGAACAAACCCCCAAATCACTCACGATGTGTGGGGAATACGGAGGAGTGGCATGGTACATGAAAGGGTTCTGGCCGGGCAGTACACTGGTAATCACAGAAGATCTGCTCTCAGCCATTGCCACACGACAAGAAGGTCTAGATGCTGCAGCCTTACTAGGCACACACATCACAGACTCAATGGTCGAGGACATCAACAGCGTCAACTACACAACAGTCTTAATAGCCCTAGACAACGACGCTATCGGCACAGCGACAGAAATAGTAGCCAAAGGCAAGATTAAGAATGCTAAACTACTACCACTATCCAAAGACATCAAGAATATGACTATCGAAGAAAGGAGAACGCTATTTGCTGACTACATTACTAGCAGCGAGCCTAGCTAGCAGAGAGGCTTTCGAACTCGTTGACCAATATGGCTCTCCGATGTTCAAGAAAACAGACAAAATGGCCCAGTTGGTCTTTGTCGAGATTAAAAAGTTCTACTCGCGCGACGTCACTGCTCAACAATGCGACACTAGCATCGTACTCAGTTGTCTGATGGAAACAGTACGAGCAGAGAAACACCAACAAACTCTATCAGAGTACTTCAACACTGTCAAAAGCAAGCAAGTTGACGTCAGCGTGCCAAACGTAAAGCACATGTTGCTCCAGGCACAGATCAAGACGGTAAAAGATAAACTTGCAGTAGCTCTAGTCAACGGTGACCCACTAGCAGAGCAGCAACTGCTCTCAGAACTATCAGAACTGCAGACAAAAGAAGCTGTAGATGACCCTGTCGACAAGGACATGGAAATCACAACCATCGAAGACGCAGTAGACATGGTCACATCCACGTTCTCCAAAGAAAACATGATCAAACTTCGACCAAATGCCCTAAACAAGCGAGTCGGGGGCGGGGTAATCCCTGGTAATCACGTTCTATTCTTTGGCAGACCCAACTCAGCCAAATCCCTAACAGCTATTACCAACATTGCAGGGTTCCTAATGCAGGGACTCAGCGGTCTAATGGTCATCAACGAAGACCCAACCAGCTCCTACTGGCTCAGGTTCATATGTAACATGACCGAGACCTCACAAGACGTAGTCCTAGCCGACTTCGACCGGTACAAGCAGATTGCCCTAGAAAAGGGCCTAAATCGCCTTACAATCGTTTCCCTAGCTCCTGGTACCCCAAAGCAGATTGAAGCCCTTGTAGAGCGATACAGGCCCGAATTCCTGGTAGTTGACCAAATCTCTAACCTAAACATGGGCGGATACCAAGATTCCAGGACCAACGAGCTCGAAGACGCTGCCAAGTTCATGCGTAAGATGGGTAAAAAGTACAATCTGCTAGCGGTCAGCCTATGTCAGGCAGGTGACAGCGCTGAAAACAAGCAGATTCTGGACATGAACGACGTCTACAACAGCAAAACAGGCATCCAAGGTGCCCTAGACGTACAGGTAGGCATCGGTGTTGACAAGCAGCTAGACGAAGAAGGGCTACGTATTATGTCCATCGTCAAGAACAAACGCACAGGTAAACACGAAAACTTCCCCGTAAAAGTCCGTAAAGACGTAAGCAGGATGTACGACGTATGATAGATCTGCCTCCTACAGAGATACAGTGTATCGAAAAAGCAGTGCACTCTGAAACACGAGGAGTTGCTAACGGGCCGGATCTTGTAGTGGCAGTAATCCTCAACAGAAGCAATCACCCAAAGTTCCCAAATACACCATGCAAAGTGGTATACCAAAAACACCAATTCACGGGAATAAACAAAGTATCCACACCCTCTTACGCTTCCAAGAAAGCTACGCGCAAAGCACTAGAAAACGCAAGTAATCTCAACCAAGACATACTGTACTTCCACAATACCAGCGTCAAACCCTCCTGGGCACGCAAAATGAAGCTACTAATCATCCGCGGCAAACATCTATTCTACGGAGAACACAAGTGAATAACAACTTTGTCAACAAAATCCTGGACATGTGGAGAAGCCGCGCGCTTAAAGCAGAAAGCAGAATCAAGTACTTAGAAAAACTACTAAAGGAGAATAATGTCAGCTTCGAACCAGACAGTTCCTGACTTCGTCCTACGCCCAGACATATACCTAAAGCAAAACCGCAACACATTCATGGTTCTAGACTTCGAGACGACTCTCGATCAACTAGACGCCAGTGCAGTGAATGACAACAATTCAATCGTACTAGCTTGCTGGTACCTCGTACATCCTAACGGAACAGTAGAAAGAAAGCACTGCTTCGGCAACGAGTACGAGCAACACGAACTAGTCGAAGACTGCTACAAAGTGGACTTCATCGTAGCCCACAACGCCAAGTTCGAGGCAGGTTATCTAAAACGATGCGGTGTAGACCTACGCAGAATCATGGTCTACTGCACAATGCTAGCTGAGTGGGTCCTCAACGGTAACAGAAAGTTACCACTACAGCTCAACGCACTGGCTAAAAAGTACAAACTGGGTACCAAAGAAGACTTAGTCTCTACCCTAATCAAATCAGGCGTATGTCCGTCAGAGATCCCAAAAGACTGGCTACTAACCTACTGCTGGCAAGACGTAACGCTAGCCTACAAAATATTCCTCAAACAAACAGTACTACTCAAACGCAACAAGATACTGCACATCGCCCATACCAGAAACCTAGCAACGCTAGTCCTGGCTGACGTCGAGTTTGAAGGCATGACCCTAGACGCAGAAGCCGTCACCAAAGAGTACGAATCGACCAAGCGTCGTCGTAACTATCTCGCACAAGAGTTGATCAGTCTAACTAACGACATCAATCTCGCATCTCCAGTCCAAGTAGCTACCTACCTGTACGACACACTGCAGTTCAAAGAGCTGCAATTCAAAGGCAAGCCTGTCAGAACAGCAGGTGGTAGCAGACTCACAGACTCGGTAACTCTATCTAAACTGGAAGCAACTACCGAAGACCAAGCAGCTTTTCTAACACTGTACCGCGAGTTCAACAAAGCTGATTCCCTAATCAGCAAAAACCTAGAATTCTTCTATCGTACAGTACTAGAAAACGACGGTAACTTCAAAGCCAAGTTCCAACAGGGCGTTACTGTAACGCACAGACTGTCTTCAGCTGGCATTCCTACTCTCTTCAAGAACGAAAAGAAGAGCAAGTCAGTTCAGTTTCAGAATCTACCCAGAGACTACAAACGTCTATTCTGGGCAGGTGACGATGACTGGCTAATCGGAGAATGCGACGGAGCTCAACTCGAGTTCAGAGTAGCTGCTGACGTCTGTAAAGACGAGATTGCCGACAACGAGATTCGTAACGGCAGTGACATCCACTCAGTAACCGCACAGGTTCTGAGCGATGCAGGTGAGCCAACTACTCGTCAGCAAGCCAAAGCATCAACCTTCGCGCCTCTATACGGAGGCATGGGCAAGACTCCAGCCCAGAAAGCTTACGCTGCATTCTTCAAAGAAAAGTACAAAGGCATATCCAGCACGCAACGTGCCTGGTGCCTACAAGCAGCCAGCAACAAGCGTGTACGACTCCCGTGGGGTATGGTCTTCTACTGGCCTAACGCCTCTATGGACAAAAACGGATACATCAACGTATCTACCGAAGTACACAACTATCCTATCCAGTCATTCGCTACTGGAGAAATTATCCCAATCGCACTATCATACTTCTGGTACAGAAGCAAAGATCTCCCTATCCATATTCTTAATACTATCCACGACTCAATCGTAACCCGCATCAAGAAAGGCTACGAGACGGAGTTCGAGGAACTGTCCAAGCAGTGCTTGACTACTGATGTTTTCAATCATCTCAAGCAAGTCTACGGCTACTCCTTCGAAACACCGCTAGGCGTGGGCATCAAAATGTCAAGAAACTGGGGAGTTACAAAAGAAGAAACAGTCTACTCGGTGCTACCAAACGGAGAATTCACTAAAAAACAATGACTTACCACAACTACAAACCGTGGGACGACGAGGATCCTATCATTTACGAAATAAAAAAACAGTCAGCCTTACGACTGGCAAGAAAAATGTACGGACTCCCACTACTATCCAAAGAATGTGCTACCATCGAGGAACTGAATGCAGTACGCAAACAGTTGCTACTAGACTACCAATCTGGTGCCGACAAAAACGCAGTCTGGAAATTACTAAACACCAGATACAAACTAAAAGACGGTGTCGCAATCGACTTCGTACACAAACTCTCAGTAGATCTAGACAGCGCAATGCGGGCCCACAAGTTCTTCAAAAACAGATCACCTGCCGAAGACGAACTACAAGACTCGCTACTACGCAGTCTAGAAATGCTGAAAGCCGCGGATATCAATAAACTAAACGACTACGGCGTAACTACATACATCATCAAAGTATGCCGATCCGCAATCATGAACCATCTCAGAGATACCCTTCGAGAAGAAAACAGAGGTCTTGGCGAACATGACCTATGGACTAGCCAAGCAGAACTAACAGCCATCACAGACGATGAACTAATAGACAGAAGCCCAATGCAGCCAGACGAAGAGTACACAAGAGAGCTAGAGGTAGCACTACTAGAGTACCTACAAGCCCAGCTACCAGAAAGACAACAGCTAGCCCTAGAGATGAAGTTAGACGACAAGACATACAGAGAAATTGCCGAAGCAATGGAAGTTAGCGTTGGGACCGTTAAACAAACATTGCACCAGGCAAAGGCCAATCTAGCAGCCATTTACAATGCTAGTACCACCAAGGAGAAACACATTGAGTAATACTGTATCTGGCATCGTCCAGAGTATCGACGCCCGAGAGACCAAGTTCGGTCAAATGTACAGTGCCCGTGTCAACGGCACAAGCTACGGTATCGGTAAATACCCGCCCAAGTGCAAAGTCGGTGATAACGTCACATTCAACGTGACTTACAACGGCCAATACGCAAACATGGATACAAAAAGTCTGCAAGTAATCGCTGGCGGTGCTACTGCTCCATCTGCTCCACCTGCAGCTGGCGCGCCCGCACGCGGTAACTACGAAGATCCCAAACAGACTGTAATTGCAAAGCAATCAGCCCTTAACTCCGCTGTAGCTTTCATGCAAGTTCTGCAATCTGCGGACGCACTTCCTGTTTCCAAAACGGCTAAACCTGCTGACCGTCTCAAGACGCTCGAGGCCATGCTCAACCACTACCGTTCCAAGTTCTACTTCGAGTCCACTGGCTCTGAGTTCCCAGTCGTCGAGAAAGACGAACCAGCAACCAGTGACGCAGACAGTGACGCTGACGACGAAGAGGATAACAGATGGTAATAGCTCCGCAACGAGTAACACCGTGGAGCTCGGTCGGCTATCTGACCTACAAACGTACCTATGCACGACGTCTAATCGCAGACAATCCTGACAGTCCTACAGAAGAATGGAATGACACAATAACAAGAGTAATCAAAGCAGCACAAGAACAACTCAGCTGCGGATTCACTCCAGAAGAAGAAGAAAGACTCTATCATTACTTTAACAGCCTCAAGGGATCGGTCGCTGGCCGGTTCCTCTGGCAGTTAGGTACTACCACAGTAGACAAACACGGTCTAGCCTCTCTTCAAAACTGTGCCTTTACCACAATCGACAAGCCTATCAGGCCGTTCACATGGGCGTTCGACATGCTCATGCTAGGTTCAGGCGTAGGCATCAACATACAACGAGAATATGTCTATAAACTACCACCAGTACGAGAGGCTTTTGCTACGCCTTCAAGACTCGATAACGCAAGTGCAGACTTCATTGTTCCCGATACGCGGGAGGGGTGGGTCAAACTACTTGAACACACGTTGCGATCTGCTTTTGAAGACAGCAGTCAAGCTACATTCAGTTTCAGTACACAACTCATCCGAAGCAAAGGAGCTCCTATTAATGGCTTTGGCGGAGTCGCAAGTGGTCCTGAAGATCTTGTCCAGGGAATTCGAAATATTGGAGGAATCATTGAGGGAAGGCGAGGAAAGCAACTCCGCCCAATCGACTGCCTCGACATAATCAATATCGTCGGTTCCATTGTGGTTGCTGGCAACGTAAGACGCTCGGCAATCATTGCACTAGGTGACAGTGACGACATCCAGTACCTGCGTGCTAAACGCTGGGACCTGGGCAACGTGCCTAACTGGCGCGCAATGTCTAACAACTCAGTTGTATGTAATGACTTCAGTACGCTGCCGGAAGAGTTCTGGGAAGGCTACAAAAACAACGGCGAACCGTACGGCCTAATTAACCTCAAAACCGCCAGAGCCTTCGGACGCACAGGCGAGACCAAGTACAAAGACCCCAAAGTCAATGGCTTCAATCCTTGTGCTGAGCAATCGCTCGAAGACTATGAAACTTGCTGCCTAGCAGAGATCTATCTATGCAATATCGAGTCCAAAGAAGAACTCAAAGACATTGCGACGCTGCTATACCGCATCAACAAGCATAGCCTACGACTACCGTCTCACCACCCAGAAACCGAGGCTATTGTGCATAAAAACATGCGCATGGGCATCGGTGTGACAGGCGTACTCCAGGCTACAGAAGAACAACGCAGCTGGCTAGAGGAAACATACGAGCATCTACGCAAGTATGACAGAATCTACTCAGAAGTCAAAGGCTGGCCCACCAGCATCAAACTAACTACGTGTAAGCCTTCTGGAACCCTAAGCCTACTACCAGGCGTAACTCCGGGCATCCACCCTGGCTACGCACGTTACATGATTCGCCGCATTCGTATTGCTAGCAACTCACCGCTAGTGGAAGTGTGCCGCAATCACGGGTACAAGGTAGAGTACGTACGAAACTTCGACGGTACTGATGAGCGTGGTACTATGGTAGTTGAATTCCCGTTCCGCTATCCAGATAACGCAGTCCTAGCTAACGACACAACAGCTCTAGACCAACTAGAATACGTGAAGTGGCTACAGACTGTCTGGAGCGACAACGCAGTCAGCTGCACAGTGTACTACCGAGACGAAGAACTACCGGCTATTAGAGAGTACTTGACTGCGAACTACAACACAAACTTCAAATCGTTGTCGTTCCTACGTCACAGTGGTCATGGATTCGACCAAGCTCCGTACGAAGAAATCAACAAAGAGCTATACAACGAAATGGTCGCCAATTCAACGCTAATCACTTCTGTTAACGGAGATATTACTTTTGAAGCTGACGAAGAATGTGCTACTGGGGCATGTCCCATCAAATAATATGGAACCTACCAAAGAGTACAGAGATCGGAAAACTCACGACAGACGCACCAAGGAAACAGTAAAACCTCACGAAAGGGAACACCCGGTACATCAACCGTATACCCGAGAGAGGACCAACTGGACCCGCCATGTGTTTGAATATGACGAGTACGATGACACACAACCAGAGTAACACATGAAAATAAAACCCGCTCTGAAGCCTATCATCGACGGCGATATCCTAGTCTACCGACTGGGATTCGCTGCAGATGCTCAGGCCAAACGGGAGGCTCCCGAATCATGGGAAACCCAAGACTATCTCAGCTGGGCGCTGCATCTGGTAGATAACCAGATAAAAGCAATCACTGAGACAGCCTTTGGGGAAGCTACGCAGTATTGGCTCTTCCTTTCTGGAAAAGATAACTTCAGGAAGGAAGTAGCCACTATTAAAGAGTACAAAGGAAATCGCAAGGATGCAAAAAAGCCCAAGTACTACGAAGAACTGCGTGAATACATGGTCGAGATATGGGGAGCTTCCATCATAGATGGCGTCGAGGCTGACGATGCTGTCGGACAACT